TAGAAGTGGATGGATTCGAACCATCTCAAAGCCGCTAATCTGGCGGAAAAGGTTTATAAGACCTCTCTGACTACCAAGTCTCACTTCCCAGATGATGAACTACTGAGCTTCGTTATTGTTCTCAGTGTATATTCGAATTAGTTCATCATCCGCAGGCATCATAACAGCAGCAGTGCCATCTTCATTGACAATACCAATGTGCTCTCCGTTTTCTACTCTTTCTAAGAGAGCATCAAAGTTTTCTTCCCACTCTTTGACCGTAAATACTTCCATCAATACTCTTCTCCCTGAATAGCAAGATCAGCATATTCAATCTGATCTTCGGACAAGTTAGCAGTGACGACTTCTAACACATTCATAAACTCTTGAACAGTTTCACACTCTACCATCTTTTCGTTACCCTCATCACTCAGGAGGAGGAAGGAGCGAGTGCAAACATCGATAACGATGCCTTGGACGCATTCAGTGTTGCTCATGGTGTTCTGTTGATTACCCACATATTATAGGGCATCTGGGGTGGGGTGTCAAGGGGTTTCCCAAGGAGGAAGGTCTGGAATGACCGAAAGAACCATCTCAGAACGTGCTTTTGTTTGACTGACAATGAATTTTTCATTCTCTTCTTCCAAATACCTGACATTGGTATCCCCTAGTTCATTTTTAACCCAAGATATTACTAAATCTTCTGTTAAGTTTATATAATCTATAAAACTTTCAATATTATTAACGTTTAACTCAACTTCTGTTGGTGCAGAAACAGAAACTTCCCCATTTGTTGATAAAACATAGGCAGCAATAACTTTAACAGTTCCAGTTCCGTCGTTAATTTTATCAAGTCGGTCTATTTTCCAGGTGTGTGTGATTTCCATATTTTAATTAATAAACCTCCATCTCTTTAAATATTGTAACCTCAGTATAAACATTATTATAAGAGTTATCATGAGCAATTCCAAGACCAGTTGTGCCAACCGCTAATTCACTATAAGCAAGAATTCTATAAGTTGTGTTTGAAGTCATTGTAACTCTTGCAGAACCTGTCGATACACCACCAGCACCAATGCTATTACCAGCACTATCTTGATCATCGAGATAAATTGATAGTCCTGGATAATTTAAATTATTATTCGTGTCAAATAAAACACTAGCAAATCTTCTAGTACGATATCCACAAGTAGACCATTGAATTAAATATGATCCAGCACTCAAAGTAAATTGATTTGAACTTAGTGTTACAATACTATCAGGATCAGTTTCAGTATTTAAAGTTCTTTGGTGCCAAGTCGTGGTTGATGATGATCCGCCATCTGTTGTTGTTCCCTTTACATCTCTAAGAACTGCATAAGATTGAAATGCTCTTATTTTATTTCCATTTTGAACAATGCCTCCACCAACTTCAAGGCTGTGACCGATCGAAACATTTTTTTCAATGCCAACACCACCATCAATTTGAATTGCTCCAGTATTTACATTACCAAGGGTATTTTGTGTTGCATTGGTAAATTTTGCTGTTCCAGAGATATCTAAATTAGCATTACCATCGATATTTCCACTGAATGTAGAAACACCAGATACTTTAAGACTATTTAAATATCCATCATCAACAGAAATACTATTTGCAGAAAAAGTAGAAACACCACTAATAAAATTATTCTTTCCGCCTACTGTAATTTTTCCACTCTTTATTTCTTCAGAATCTAGTCCATTAAAAAATGTTGCTTTCTTATTAAAATATGATTCTCCGAAAGATGTTATATTGTCTGCCATATTATTAGAATGAAATGTCTACTGAAAATGCTGGGAATCCACCAGTAAATGCTGATGTAAGTAAATCAGCATCAACAAAACTTCCTTCAAATACTTGTGAACCAAAGGTCATCGCATCTGGTACAAGATTACCTTCTAATCCAGTACAGTTTACAGTATTACCATTTAAAGAAATTTTTCCACCCGATTTTATATTAAGATCTTTTCCAGCAATGAGGTCGAGGTCTTCATCAGCATCAATTACTACTTTTTTTGCTCTTATCTTAACGCTTCCATTCTTTTCTGCTGTAATTGTAACATCTCCATTTTTTCCTACGATAACAATATCAATTCCAGATGATGAATTTTTTTGTCCAGCAACAAACTCAATAGGTCCGTCATTGTAAATTTTATATACACCACCTTCACTTAGACCATTAATACATACATTCTTACTATCTGTGACAGCATAAAGATTATAAACATCCGTTCCATTCAATCCCATTTGGGGATTTGCCATGTCTAAACGGAACTTTGGACCAAAAGATTGGAAAGTTCTCTGCTGCCAGTTTTGCTGTTCAAAAGGTCTTTGTGCCATTTAACTTATGTAATACAGTCGATAACTTGCTTAACTTCTCTTTGTAGAGTTAGATCGCCTAGATTTGCTCTTAAAATAGCACCTGAACCAGTTTCGGATTCAACTGTTAGCACTGGCAAATTAGTGACCTTCTTAATATTTAGAGGTGTTACTTTAATGATCCTTCCATTGTCAACGTCTAGTTTATATTCGTTTCCATCATTGTCTGTCGCAATATCTCCTGGAGAATATCCCTCTCCTGGATCAATAATTTCAATATCAGTTACATAAACTTCTTCTGGTTCATCAGGAGGATAGTTTTCTCCCTCAGAAACAATGTAAATTGATTTTAATTTTCCATCATCAGTAATTGTAGAATATGCAACAGCACCATAACCTTGATTACATTCATCAACTATTTCAATGAATGGTGGGAAAGTATATCCAGAACCAGCATTAAGTATAGTTGCACCTATGATGCTTGCAGTTTGATTTGCTCCTGATCCAACAAAAGATCCAAATATTGGTTTAGCCTGAGCACCTGATCCACTACCACCAAATATTTTGATTTTGGGTGCTCCACATTTGAGTGGTGGTCCAACATAACAAGATCCTAGTGCAGACTTAAATCCAGGTGAAGAAGAATCTGATGAGAATATATCCATTGCTCCACCAATACTTTGAACTGCACTGACAGCAGTGCCAGCAGCATTTGCAATAGAAATGGCAGTATTCGCTGCCTTCATAATATCACCAAAAGATACACCTTGATCCTCTTTTGGACCTTTTCCAATAACCCATTGAACAACTTCTCCACCACCAGAGATAGATCCTATTTCTGCCATAACCTCTGGATTGCTACGAATTAGGTTATCAATACTAAATCCTCCGAAAAATTGAAGTATATTCGCAACACCAGCAATTGGACCTTCCATAGCACTGGTTATTTTTCCGATGACACCATTAAGAACAGATCCAGTTACTTGATTTACCGCACACTGTACAAAATTCTGTACATTGTCAACAACTGAATTAAGTATATCCTTGATAAAATCTGAAATTGTATTAAGAATAGAATCAACCAAGGATGGTATCAATTTTTGCAATATCGAAATTGGTGCTACCATCGCTGTTTGTGCAGCAACACCAGCTAAATGTGCTGCGACTGGATTTCCAGTGGCAGCAAGAACTAGTTTATAAACTAGATCATATAGTAACTTTAATCCTTGTTTCAGGATTGGTATTAGTAAATTAAATGTGCTATTTACAATTCCTCCGACTAATCCACTTATAATAGCAGTAACTTTTTGTGCTATTACATCAATTTGCTGTTTTACAAGACTAGTTGCCCATGCAGAAGCTGCTTTAATATCATCTGCTATATTTTCAATTGTTTTTAAAAAATTACCTATTTCTGTTGCTATCTTATTAACAGTTGTACCTTGCTTACTTGTAGCAACCTGAACGGTATCACCAATGGCACTGAAATAAGAAACCTCATCTTTGCCGACAGACTTTGCTTGTTTTGGACTTACATGTCTGGGTGACTTTTGAGTCGCAGCATTTTGTTCGTTGGATTGATCTGGTTTGAGAGTACCGTTTGGTTTTTTAATTTTATTTGTATATCCAGTAAAAGGTTGAAATGCTCCTTTATATGTGGCAGATGGAACTTGCGAAGTTCTACCGAAACATCCCATAATTACTGGGATCTGAGCATTATCTCCATCAAGAAAGAATCCAAATACGGTATCACCACCTTTTAATTTTACATCAGTGGCAACGTTTGCTGCACCAGATCCTGCTGTTGTTGGGATCATCACCTGAGCCCATGGGAGATCCTCATCAGGAAGTTCAACAGTGTTGTATGGGTGATACCCCATAATGCGAACTTTTATTCTATTTCCCCATCCAGAACCATTTGCCTGCCCACCCTGAGCATTGGCAGGAGGAATTTGACCGATCCACCAACGGAATCCATCTCTTCCTACAAAATTACTTTTTACTAATGATTCGTCGATCATTTTAACTTTCCTTATTATTCGTTCCGTGTTTACCGAAAGTATCTCTAATCAACTTCATTGAGGTATAAGATCCAGAAGAATCAAAGTGATGACACAACTCTTTAATCATATATAGACCACTTTGCTCCTCGTCATACTCACTTTTGGTTGATTTTGAGACTTTGGGAAATTGACACTCTATAATATCACCAGCTCTTAATGTTGTGTTTGAAGCAACAGTCATTTCTAATGTTTGAGTGAACATTAAATTATAACGAACAATTGCCTGTGACTGATATTTAAAGGGATCTGAATTCTCATCTGTGGAAACATCCTTTTCCATAGTTCCCAAATCAAGAATCTGAGTTATGAATCTCGTTGGTATGTCTCCAAGTGTTTGATCAGATCCACTTGACAACTTTGGAAGTTTTAATTCTTGACCAAGATTCTTCGACTTACTTGTGTAATCGCTGACTTTAAAGGCACCTTTTTCTGGATCTGTAAATTCAAAAGTTAGTGGATTGAAGAACATTCTATAACTTGCATAAGCACCCAGTCTCAACTTTTCTATGAGATTATTATTTCTATTTGTTGTGTATGATAGGATATTAAAATCTTGATCAGATTCTGTTGAAGATGTATTGACCTGACTATAAGTATATGTTGCCTTGGGTTTTTCCATGATCATCTTATCAAGAGATCTGAAATGGAAACCTTCCTTTGTCTGAAAGAACACGAATCCCGCAGTTGCATCTCCCGATAAATCGGGAACGGATTTTGATGCTAACCAAGTCAAAATGGTAAAAGGTTTTCTTAAATTGCCAAGAAATCCATACTTGTTTGAAGTTTTATCTATCGTTCCTATTTTTTCTGTTTTTAGATATTCTTCTAATATATTTTTAACGGAAGAGTCAATCGTTGATGTTGTTGGATACTTTTTTGGTACTCTTGAAGTCTCATTAGAAATTGCTTCTCTTGAAACTAAGTTCAAAACAAAAGTTTCTTTCTGTGTTTCGCTAATTACATTTGAAATACTTGAAACTCGAAAATAATCATTGGGATCAGTTGAAAAATCCAATCCTGGATTTGCCTCATTATTACCAGCAATTTTTAAAGCGACTCTCTCACCACCTCTAAGAGGAAGACCATTGTAAATTGATTGAAGATCTCCATCAGGTTCTCCTTGATTATCTGATCCAGGAACTGAGTCTCCCGTATTTGTTACAATTAACCTGGCGGTTATTGTTGGAGAAAAAATGTCCTCAAAATAGTCAATGGAGACTGTTCCCGTTCTTATGTCAACAGTCTTTTTTCCATCGTTAGATTCGATGAATAGTTCTTCATAGATTGACTTATCTATTGCTGCCATTTAGGTATATGCTAGATCTAAGAGCATTCTTTGTATCATAAGTCTATTTAACGAGTTTTGATCGTCGGTTTTTGCTGGCAATGCGCTACCACCACCAGAACTTGCTGGTCTCGATGCTGGCATAGAAGGTGCAGGTGTAGGTGGAAGAACAACTGTTGCACCCTTTCTTTCAGGGGTGTATTGTTGCTGAGAAGCACTAGTTCCAGGTGCAGAAGAAATTTTTGCGGGAGATACTTTACTAGTAGTAGTTGCTGTCGATGCAACAAACCCTGTTTGAGGTTTTGGAGTAAACATCAAAACACTAACGTATGGATCTGGACTTACATCACCACCATAAGCAGTTCCACCCATATTTGTGGTTGCTTCTAAGTGTACGTGTGGTCCTGTTGTCATAGTTCCACTATTTCCACTTCTAGCAAAAGGTTGACCTGGTTTAACCTCACCATTAGTAATTAATTGACTACTTAGGTGAGCAAATCTAAGTCTAATGTTTAATGATGGTATGATAATATCTGTGTATTTTCCATAACCGCTTTGAGACCTAGCTTCGACAACTCTACATGGAAGAGTACATGATATGTACATTCCAGTATTCATTGAAATATCAAGACCTCCATGATTCCTATATTGCCCTGTGATTGGATGTATTCTTGGTCCAAATAAACTACTAACAGTTCCAACACTCTGTATATTTTCACCTACTTTATATCTTTTAGATTTATCAATTTTTGTTGGTCCTGATGGTTGTGAACTTCCAGATCTATTTGTTGTTTCTGGTTTTCCAACCTGTTTAAAAGCTGCTTCTACTTGCTCTGGTGTAACAGTTGCAGCATTTCCTTTGTAACCTTCATAATAACTTTGACCTCTTCTTTTACCAGCAAAATTTGAAAGAACAGGGAGACCTGCCCATTCGCCAGATAGAAGATTTCCTGCTAAGGTTGGATTTGTTCTTATCATTTCAAGTGTTACACCCCTTCCTTCAATCAAAGCAATTGCTATTTTATCTTGATTTTCTGGACTGAATATATCAGTTGGTTTTAATCCAGCCTTTGCTGCTTGACCAATTGGATTTGTAAGTTGATATCTTCCAATTGCACCTTTACCACCATTGACACCGACAGATCTATTTGCTTCGGCAATGGTCATTTGAGAAAGTCTAGGGTTATAGTCTCCTGGTGCAATTGCATTATAACCATTTGCTCTTGACTCTGCTTGTCCGATAATATCGAGAACTGGTTTCCAAGATCCTCCACCCCCACTTTGAGATGCACCAGGTGTATATTCCCTTTCACCTTCTGCATCTCCTTCACCTTCACCTTCACCTTCTTCGGCACCAAAATTGAAGGGTTGACTTAATATATTCATTGCATAATCAATGGAATTTTCCATCTCCACAAATCCCTGTTCAATTTGTTTCATTGAAGTGCTCATTTGAACTTCAATAGCAGCAAAATCAAATCTTACCAATGCACCAAGTGATCCACTAAGCGCACTACCAAATCCAGATAGAATTTGCTGCACTCCACCAACAAATCCACCCAAAGCACTAGTTAATTTTTGTATTCTCGATATCAATTCTTCTGCCATTCTGATGATGGATGGAAGATTTTGTACTAACCAACCAACCATCAAGGTTCCAATAAAATCTAATATTCTTCCCAGGAATCCTTTTGTACTACTAGTAATTACCTTTCCTTGCCTTTTAATAGCACCACCTACGCCAGATGCTTCTACTAGATCTTCCTGCTCTCTTCTTCTGACCGCCTCCCTTCGTTTCATGAAAGAGATTCGATCTCTTGATAGATTTTTCTGGGATTCTCTGTTCTTAGTTAAAAGGGATGAATTTATTTTATTTGCAGATTTTTGTGCGCGTGTTATTCCATCACCCAAAGATGCAACAGACTTTGAAATTGTATTAACTCTGATATTCGATCTGTATGCTAGTGATGATGCCATATTACATTGCTACATTAAAGTGTACTTGTGAATAAAGCACATAGAAATTATCTGGATTTGATGTTGCAAAGTTGGGTACTGTATTTGCCTCAGAACCTGTACCAGATGGTCCAGAAGGTGCAGGAGCAGTAGGTTCTGGTGCTGCTGGTGGTATCACTACTGGTGCTGGTTCTGGAAGAGGTCCAACACTCTCAACTTTTGACTGTGTATCCTGCTGAGTTTTTAATGGTGTTATTGTTGCTTGTGTTGCTTGTGTCTTTGCTTCCGTTGATGGAGTTACACTTTCGGCAGTTTTGGTTTTATCTGCATCAGCAAAAGTTTCACCAGTATAATTTAGACCAAGATCAATTGTACCAAATTGTGGTGTTTGACTAAAATCAATTTTAGATTCTTCTTCTTTTTTATCCCCCATCATTGTTTCCATTGGGGTTATTTTTGCTGCTGATTCTTCCTTAGACCCAGCAGAAAAATCAAATGGATTAGTTCCTCCCGTAAAGGAATCATAAACACTCTTTCCGTATCCTTTACCAAGAGCATATCCACCAAGACCAAAAGCAAGACCTCCAAGAGGACCAAAAACTTTTTTTCCAAGTCCTGCCGCAGCTGCACTAAGAGTAAATGCACCAGTAGTTCCAGCAGCTGCTCTGCCAGGATCTTCACCAGATGCAACATCTAAACCAAAATCAATAGCGCCACCTATCAATGGAGCAGCCATGCTCGATAGAATGTTACCCTTAGTTGATGGTGCAGAAGTAGAAGTAGATGGGGCAGTGGTTGCTGGTTTATTACCACCACTTTTAAATGGTGCGCTTGTAGCATTAATTAGTGCTTGAACTGGTTTTACAAATAAACCATTAAGAACACCCTTTCCAATTTTTTGAGTTATTCTGGCTGCGATATTAATTAATCCAAATAATCCAGTTCTGATGGCAAGATATATTCCACCAATGAGACCTACATTTTTAAGAACATTATCTCTTATCTGTTCTAATTTTGCAGTATTACCTTCCGCCTGTGCCTGTATCGCTTGAATTCCTTGATCAATTAACCATCCACCTAACAATGCTCCGAAGAAACCCATCAGTCTACTTAAAGTAAACTGTGCTTTGGCAGCAACTTTTGTGACAGGTGAGATCAAAGCACCCTGTATTTTTCTCTCAATTATACTTTCTTTTCCTTCTCTTAGTTGTTGCTCTGCAAGAATTCTATCTTGATTTGCTTGTTGAGCATCTCTCTGCCTTTGTAATGCAGAATCTTGTGTAATATAAAATGATATTCTTTCTAATGTGGCACCAAATGCATTCATCTGCTGCGCCATACCACCAAGTTGGTTGGATACAGTAGAAAGACCTAATTCATTTCTGGACAGTAATGCTGTTGTCGTCGGATCTGGACCAATAGGAGCCATCGCTCTTCCAGTAAATGCTCTGGAAGATACACTTGTTCTAGCAACATTGAGACCACCAGATATAGGTGACGAATACTCAGCCATTTAATCTTTGCTTTAATGTTTCTTCTTCAATATACTGTTGAAGTAAAGAAAGATAAATTTCTCTCTCCCACGGTATCATATTTTCTAACTCTGTCAAGCTATATTTATGATGCTGAATGAGGGCAAAATTTACTTTATAGTATGACTCAAGATCCTCATGAGCCATACTTACGCGAAAAAAGCAGACAGTCCCTCCAAAACAACTTCGCTTTCAACTTCTGTTTTTGGATTTTTAACTGCAATAGTATGAGAAAGTTTAGGCATCGTCTCAAAGAACTTTTCAATCTGCTTAAATTGCTTTGAACTCAATTGCTCTAAAAACTCATTAAGTTCTTTTTTCGTACAATCAATAGCAGCCCAAGACTCTTCCTCAGTATAAACTTGATCAACACATGCAGAAATCAGATCAAAAGTATCATCCACTGACATTTCATTTCCAGTGGCAAAATTGCTCTTGATAAATTCTGTCATCGATGGATACTTCATTCTCAAAGTCAAATTAGAATCTAACTTAATATCTTTTGTATGCTTGTCAGAAGTTTGAACTTTAATATCATCTAGATTGATGATAGTTGGAACTTGCGTTACTCCATCATCGGGACAGGTTACTAAAACTTCCACCTCTTCACCAACTGACTTTCCTCTGATATTTAAGAAGAGATATTCAATATCGAAAGTTGCAAGTTCTTCTACTTTAACACCTCTCGTCAAAAGGCAATTAGAAATTACAGTTTTAACGGCACTTGAGATTTGCTTACTATCTTCACTTTCCATCGCAATGATTAAAACTTTTTCTTCCTTGACAAGAAAAGGTCTATATTTAACTTTTTTGCCAGTGGAAGGAATTTCCAACTCATATGTTGGTGTTGAAATTTTTGGTAAAGGCATAATATCCTATCAATTCAGTTACTTTATTTAGAACGCTATTTGGGTTGGGCAGATGATGAAGCAGCACTATTCCATTGACTTATATTTACCACAGCATTTGAATTCATTGCTTCTGCAAGTGAATTATACTTGTTACCATCATAAGCACCAACTCCATTAGAACCCCAAGCACCAGCAGAAACTGGTACTAATTTTTTATCTGTTGCTGGTTTCGAACCAGTGTTAAGATTTAGACCGATCTTATTAAGATCAAATCCTTTGAAAATATCAAGACTAGATGTTCGCCCACAAATATATCTTTCAAAACTGAATGATGCTGTCGCCTTTAAAATTTCAGAGTTTCCATAAGTAACAGATGTTGAGTTCAGAGTCAGTGGAAACAATCCATAAAAAGTATATTCAAGTTCGGCATTATAATCTCGATCAAACTTAATAATCTTTGTGGTATTTGTTTTATACTCTGATGGATATTGCATTCTATAATGATATCCATCCATTACAGGAGATGCGTTAGATCCACTAGACATAAACTCCATCCAATGCTCAAAGAATTTTAAAGTTCTATATTGATTATCAACATAAAAACTTAGATCAATTTGAGTAAATGTTCTAGTATGTGCAAACTTTTCTGCGACTCCCGTGTAGTTACCAACAATATCTGCTGTTGCAAAAGAACTTCCTGGAAGAACGGCAGAATCGCATAACAATCCAACAGTTTCTCCAATAAATCTAGAATCAATACCACGAATCAAAAGTTGTGATCTTAGGGGGGTGGATAAACCACCAAAGATCACCTGATAGTGGGATGTCTGCGCTAGATTTGTAAATATTGGTTTGAAATCGGATATTCTGCGAGGAAAAACCACTCTAAATACCTATTATGAATCTTTTATTATAGTTATTTAGATGTCATATAAAGGAAAATACAAACCTTCATATCCTCAAAAATACAAGGGTGATCCAACCAATATCATTTATCGCTCTCTTTGGGAGCGCAAGTTTATGGTGTATTGTGATACAAATCAGAATGTCTTGGAGTGGGGTAGTGAAGAAATAGTTCTTCCATATCGTTCACCAGTTGACAATAAAATTCATAGGTATTTTCCAGATTTTTATATTAAAGTTCAAGAAGCAACAGGAAGAATTAAAAAATACCTTATCGAAATAAAACCACTACGTCAGTGTTCTCCCCCACCTAAACCTAAGAGACAAACAAAGAAATATCTTGGTGAGGCATATGAATATGCAAAGAATCAGGCAAAATGGGCAGCAGCACGAGAATACTGTAAAGATCGTATGTGGGAGTTTAAAGTTTTAACAGAAAACGAACTCGGTATTAAGTAATGGCAGAAAAGAGAGAAACATTTCTCCAATCACAAAGAAGAAAACTTAATGAGCAGCGTGCTGCAAAAAGACCAACAGATACTGATACCAATGTAAATAGAATTAGACCAGTTCTAGATGGTATAACTGGAAAAGAAGATCCAGACGATTTGATGTTGGAAATATTAGAAGTTGTATCTGAAAGTGGTACACAACCATCACCAGGAAAATATTATATCTTCGTCTACAATGCTAAAACTTCTCAATTAAGGTATGATCAAAATCCATTAGTTGCAGTTTCTGACGTTTTTTCTTGGGGATTCCGTGGTCTGAATATGCATTGGGGTCAAATGAGACAATACACTTGGTCGGAAGTTGCGGGATCTCTTTATGAAGTATATCAATCAGAAATAAAAGACTTGCAAGCGATACCATTTGCAAACTTCAAAATTAGTGGATAAATAGTTCAAAAAGATATAAATGGCAAACTCCATAAGTGGATTTCAATTAGCCCAACAAGGTATTAATTTAGCAACATCCAAGCCTGCATCAAGCAAAAATGCAGTGACTTCTGGGGCAAAGGGTGCTGGAAAATCCACTTTTAAATATCCACTGAAAATGATGGATAAGGAGACTGATTTTTTACTCATCAAAATATATGATTTTGTTCCTGGTGGATTTGAGTTAAAAAATGAAAACCCATTTATAACAAACAAATCTGCTCAGGCAAAATATCAAGCTAAGAAACCACTCTATTATATAAGTCTACCAATACCACAATCGATACAAGACAGCACCTCAGTCACTTGGGGTGATGATACTATCAACCCATTGGAAGCTGCTGGACTTGCAACATTTAATGAGACTACAAAAACAGATCCAATTAAAGCAATGCAGAAGGCATATAGCAACATGGTATCTGGTATTGTAGGAATGGATGAAGGAACTAGAAAGGCAATTAATAATGCTATTGGAGCATCTGCTGTCAATGCTCTTGGTGGAAACGTAAGTATTCAAGGATTAATTTCCAGAGCAACAGGTCAAGTTCTAAACTCAAACTTAGAATTGCTTTTCCAAGGAGTAAATTTGAGGTCATTTCCATTTACATTTGACTTTTCTCCAAGAAATGCTCCAGAAGGTGAAGAAGTTAAACAAATTATTAGAGTATTAAAAAAATCAATGTCTCCAAGTAATGGTGGAGTTTCCACTACTACAAGTGGAGGATTGTTTATCAAGTCTCCTAAAATTTTCCAATTAGAATATCGTAGTCGTGGGGGACCACACCCATTCTTAAATAGATTTAAACCAATGGCATTGGCAGATATGTCAATCAACTATACTGGATCTGGAACATATGCAACATATCACAATGCGACGCCAGTTCATATGCAAGTTTCATTGACATTTAAAGAGATCAATCCAATTTATGCAGAAGATCAAGAAAAAGCAGGAGGTGTAGGTTACTAATGTCATATTTCAGAGAATTACCAGACATAGAATATCCATCACCACTGTCATCTAGAAATTCTAGTTTAGAATATGTTCGCGCTAAAAATTTGTTTAGAAGAGTAAAACTTCGTGATGACTTACAGAATGTTGTTGCACTTTTCAACAAATATCAAATTCCTGAGGGTGTCAGACCAGATGTTGTTGCGGAAGAACTCTACGGTAGTTCGGACTACGATTGGGTTCTCTTGATGTCAGCAAATATTACAAGTGTTAGAGATCAATGGCCCCTGAGTAGTAAAGATTTATATAATTTTGTTGAAAGTAAATATGGAATAGAAAATGTAAATACTATAAAATTTTATGAAACTACCGAAGTAAAAGATTCGGAAGAGAGACTAATTCTTCCAGCAGGTAAAGTTGTAGATAGAGATTTTACAATCTATGATCCTAATGATCCTACTAAAAATCTAACATTAAATCCAGTTGCTGGAATTAGTAACTATGAATATGAGGTTCGTAAAAATGAAGATAAGAGATCAATATACCCATTAAAACCAGAGTATTTGCAACTATATCTAAATGACATGAGAAAAATCATGTATTATGAAAAGAGTTCACAGTATGTTGATAAAAAATTAATCAGAACTGAGAATACAAAAATTACAGGTTAATAAAAAGGGGAGGTTTCCCTCCCCGAATATTATCAGTCTTCTGCCAGTCGGGCAAAGTATGACAGCGCATCATCATCCTCATCTTCATCGGATGAAGTAGCAGCAACCGTTCGAGTGGGTTTCAGAGAAGAAAGTTCGTCACGAAGATCTTCGGTCAACTCGCGGGTAGAACCACGATAGTTATCCTCATCTTCGACTTCTTCATCGACACGAGCAGGGGTAGAACGACCACCCAGAACAGAGTCAAGACGCTTTTTCAGTTCGTCATAGGACTTGAACTGGTCGGCGGCAACGAGTTCAGCAAGAGAATACTGCTTCTTCCAGATTGCTTCCATTGCATCATCATCGTCCAGAAGAGGAGAAGTACGAGCAAACTCAGAAGAATCATAGTTGCGATAACCAGCAACATTCTTTGCTTTCAGTTTGAAGTTGGCACCTTGCCAGAAGTCAAACGGATCAATTGCTTCCTCATCTTCGAACTCAGGTTGCATAGCAGCAGTGAGTTTGTCAAAGATCTTCTTACCATACTTGAACAAGAAGACTTTACCTTCGTTCTCAGGATTAGCAGGATCCTTCACAACGTAGATGTTGGAAACATAAGTCAGTTTACGCTTCTGCTTACGTGCCAGTTCTTTACCAGCATCAGTACCGTTGTTCCACAGTTGAGAGTTATACTCGGACACAGGATCCTTTTGACCCAGAGTGGTCAGAGAATTCTCGATATACCAACCACCAGGACCTTGGAAGGCGTGAGAGTACAGTTTGACGAACGGCAGGTCTTCGCCGTTAGGTGCAGGGAGGAAACGGATAACGGCATAACCATTGCCGCTCTTGTCTACATCCAGTTTCCAAAGACGGTCATCAGAAGAAGAACCGCTAGTAGTATTCATTTTTTCGACTTCCTTGACCAGTTTTGCGGTCAGGGAGCCCAGTTTGGATTGCTTTTTAAGGTCTGCGAAAGACATTTGGATTACCTCGGATTAATTTGGATTCGGGGGATTTACTCGGATAGTATAGCAAGGATGCCCTCAGGAGTCAAGGTATTGCTTGAGGGATTCGATTGTTTGACTCATACTATTGAATAAAACTTGCATATCGGTGTGTGGGGGAAAACCCATCAACTGAACCGACTTGCGTAGGTTCTCTTTCATTTCAACCGCTTGTGGGTCGTCTGAAAGGGATAACCTAGTATACATCACTCTCTGCTTTTCTAGCAAGCTTTGAAGTTTCTCAACGTGCTCTTTTTTAGTCTCACGGTCCATCATGCCGAAACTCATAATGCTTCCGTAAATTTCTTCTTGAATTCTGTTGATCTCTGTCAACTCTTCCTGAATGATTTCGGATTGAAAAAACTCACCCATTGATTATAGACCGCAAAATCTTACGATAATTGAACACATCAATATTTAGGAACGGGGAATATTTTTTTATTTTTAAACTTACGGTTTCCCATACAGGGTCCAAAAGTTTCTTATCAAACGCATTCCCGAACAGGAATATTTTATCATATATCACTAGGGTTTCAAGTGAAATTGTCCCGCTCAGGAACTTTTTTAGAACGGGTGGATGTCCCTTCGAACAGTTGAAAACATCGTCTAATTCGTTCTCCGAGAACAATTCGTTGCTTTGCTCTTTGAACAAGTATGTCAAACTCTGCTGTCTTTTCATCCACTCGGCGTAGTTTCTTTCGCCAGAATTGATAATTTCTCCAATCCATAGGTTTTGTGGGTTATCGGTGGCAGTGAAATTGGATACAAGAAAATCTACGACTTCCTTATCACTATATTTACGCGAAGTTTTTTCAAACCAATACTTATCCTTTCTCTTATTAAAAGAGGTTACACTGGCACGGGTTTTAGCACCGTACTTAAAGAAGTCGTATTTGGGATTTGTGAAGTGATTTTTGAGCGACAAATAATGTTGATAGGTTTCAAAGGGGCTCACGGTCATAAAGGCAGTTTTGCTCTCGAAGTTCTCTTCATAAAGTTAAGACGAGTTGCGTCCCACTTCAATCGCTCTTTCAAAGGTTTTGAAATAAGCTTCGTGACTGATTCTACTTCAAGATTATTTATTTCACAATAGTGACAAATAGCGTCGATGTAGTTGAAGTTTTCTTCCGCTACAATCTTTTCAATTTCAAGAGCAAATTTTGATGGCGTTAAAAATTTACTTTCTATTGCTTGTTCTAGTTCTTTATTTGGTTCCATAGAGTTCCAGTTTATCTCTAACAAACTTTCTAATGTATTCGGTGAGTAGTTTGATGTACTTTGATTTGTCTCGTTCTTCATAGACGACGCATTCTCCATTTTCACAAGCCATGATAATTACAAGTTTTTTGACTGAAATACCAGTCAGTTCGTACAGCATACAACCATATGCCATGCACTGAACGAAATAGTGTTCGATCCACTCTCGCGGTTTTGGTTTTTTAGAAGTCTTAAAGTCGATTATTGCTAACTCGCCGTCATATTCAGCGATACAGTCAACAGTCCCAGCAATGCCTAGTTGCTTACTATATAGGGACCCTTCAAGGGCGTATATATTATTTATACGATTTAGATCTGATTTTGCAATTTTAAAAAGAAAGTCAGAAATCGGTTGAACATCGGATAAATTCCGATTATGTAAGTAATCCTCAACAAGAGTGTGCATATCCGTACCACGACTTGTTGCCGCTTTGGTAATACGATCTGCTTCTTCATCACCAACTTTTTTTCTCCAATTAATAAAGATCTCTTTATTAAAGTGACTGGTCACCGAAGTGATGGAGACCAGTCGGAGAAGTTCTTCATCATCTGGAACTTTATAATACCTTACTCCATCGATGGTTTCCCTATCAAGGTGTGGTAACTCAACATCAACGTGTTTAAACATTAAGACCTCATTCTGAAACAATTATAATGCATTAGTTTTTAGAAGTCAAATAATCAATGTTCATTAAGATTCGAAGACCTTCATCTGTACAGTTGGTTCCCGTATGTCTCAAATGTCCAGGAAACAGTACTGCTCTATTGGCAACTGACTGAACTTTTTGCTGAGACTCCTCAAATATTGTATATCCGTTGTTTGTATTCATATACAAGATACAAACATTGTGATCTACATATTCGCCATCATCTTTGGCAACATCAATATGATATTGATGTTGATGAATATGTGGTCCTTTTGGAGTTCCATTCATTTTCATTCTAAAAAGACTGCATCCATCAGTGTTCGGAACGTATCTGGTATAAACCTCATAAACATACTTATAATATTCTGGGGATTTAATATCACCATCATAATAAAACAGATGATAAAATTGTGGGTCACCATCATCTTTATGAACACTATAATTATGAAAAAACCAAGGAAGGTCATTAGTCATCAAACACAGGTTGTCAAAATAGTCCTGTGGGAGAAAATTATCAATTACTTCTACCATGCCCAACTAATTCCACTGTATCTTTTAAAACCCAGCATCCATTTTTGCTAAAATGTATTCTTTAACAAGTCCAGAGCGAACAATGTCATTAACACCAAATTCGATTAGGTCAAAAGATTCCATTTTACGCAATATGGTCATGAAATCATGAATACCATTACGCTCATTAGACTTCTGTAAGTCTGATTGAACAGCATCTCCACAGAAGCAAATCTTTGTATTTTCACCAACACGAGTGATGATTGAATCTAGTTCGTGGAAATTAAGATTTTGATATTCATCCACGATAATAATACAGTTATCAAGAGTAGTTCCACGAAGAAATGAAGTGGACCAGAATTTGATAGTTTCTTGTGATTTGAGGTTACCATACAGCATCTCAAAGTCGGCATCAGAAGGCATCTGGAACATATACTTGACCATATTCTTATAAGGAATCTGGTAAATATCTGCCTTATCTTCATGGGATCCAGGGAGAAATCCAATCTCTCTGGTGGCTACAAGCGATCGTACAAGGTAGATACGCTCATAAGGTGTATTCTCACTTAAAACATCTAGAAGTGCATTGTAGAGGGTAATAAAGGTCTTACCAGTTCCAGCACACCCATAAGCAACAATATGTTTTCCTTCTTGATATGAATCAAAAAGACGTTTTTGATTATCTGTGAGTGGATCGATGTCAACCAAGTATTCTGAACTAAGAGGTTTTCTCCTCTTCATCTGCTTTGCCGTGAGTCCAACCCCGATTGGTTGCTCTGCAGATGTTCTTTTTCTTCTTGCCATTAGATTTTCTTTACTCTAGAACCAGGTGCTTTTGATGCTTTGTGTAAAATATCATTCCATCCAGGATTTTTAGCGACGAGTTTATCCTTCCACTCACCCACTTCACCAGGTTGTGGGCAGGTAGAAGGATCAGACCAGTCGCGTTGCCAGTCTGGATTATCTTTACACCATTGAGACCAGTCGTGAACACTCATCACAACTTCTTTTTGTTCACCAGTCTCTTTGTGAATAACAGGATAAGTCGCCATAGTTACAAATTCAAGATATTTTATTTAGAACCATTCCAGTGCTTCTGCAACTGTGGGGAACTGCTCGGAAAAGATTTTCTTACATGCTTCTGCAATTTCCATGTGCTCCTTTTGAGTTCCATTTGCAGAACGCAGATTGATATAGTGTATCCACGAACGACATGATCCACTCATATAGAGTCTGGTGGGAGTTGCCAGAGGAAGTACAAAGCGGGCACATTCCTTTGCAATTCCATCGTTCAACATTTTTTGATACAAGTCCATTCCCTGTTTGAAATATTCTTGCATCAGGATCTGATACTTTTGAATCACAAAGGGATCAACATCATCAATCGAGTTCTGACGATTCTTAGTATCTTGGCGACGAAGTTCTGGGAGCGGGATCGTCTCTGCGAGTAGGGAAGAATCAGCATAACGTTGCGAAAATTCTTGATATGTAAATGAACGGTGACGTAGAATTTGAGCCGCCAGACCACGAGTAGTCTCAATTTCCAGAGTCATAAAACTCTGTTCAAACACAGACCAGTGGTTGTGCTTAATACAATAACCCAACAACTTGGCGTAGTTGGGGTTTTCCTGATTGTTAGGGTTTGAGACACGGGCAACATATGCCATTGTCTGTTCTGCATCAGGAGTTACACTTACCAGTTTTACGTTCATTTACCAAATCCTTTCGATGTTTTCTTTTCTAATTCTGCAAGTTCTTCCTTAACTACTCGCAATTGTGCTTTCATCTCACGAATCTTTTCATCAGTATAAAGATGATCTTGCTTAACTAATTTTTCTAGAAGTTTTACAAGTTTTTTTATTCTACTAGTCGGGGTATCCATCATCGTCCTCAAATATTTCATCGTAATCATGTAACGGTCCTTTGTTACTTGTCTTTTTGTAATTCAAATAACTCTGGGTATCGGAATAGATTTCTGCTTTCAGAGAATCAACCAACAGTTCAAGATTACGGACGATGAGTTTTAGTTTTTCTTTGTCCATAAGATAGTATTCTCTTTCCACATTTTACACAAAAAAAGAGGGGTAGTCAACCCCCCATTAGACTATTGCAGTATTCTCCTACAAATACGTTTACATGTTACCTGATCATCATCACACTCAATCAAACAATTGTAGTAATCATTTATCAATTCTATTTCATCATTACAGTTGTCTAAAGTATCTGCAAAGTGTCTCCATTCTGCAAGTTGATTATACGGTACAAGGTTATGCATAATTTCTCCATGCAATAGTAACTCAATAACAAAAAATGAATTTCTTACATGACATTATCCCGAGGATGTTCATATTATATGTGATCCCAAACAAATTGTAAATCCGTAAATATACTCATAAAAAAGGAGGGGTTACCCCCTCCTGTTGAAGATTGGTTCGATAGACAAAACGCTTTCAAACCATTCTCGTAAGTGTATTCGATAGCAAGACCAATACTTACAACCCCTATATGTTAGTTGGTAGCAAGCAGGTGGTCTGCTCTCCTTATCCATATCATCACTGTGATATGTGTAATGTTCCATTACTTCACCTTTGCTGGGCAGTGACCTGCGGCACAAAGTTGAGCGGTGTGTAGTTTAGATTCCTTGACTTGCTTTGCCTTGATGACAGAGAGCCAGTTGGATGCAACTACTTTCTTCATTTTGTAACCTCCACTTTTTCCTCATGCTTGCAACCACGATAGGTTTCAAGAACGGTGTGGGTTTCAACTTCTCTCTTAGCATGGGGATCGTAAGATACACCACGATAAGAAGTATCG